TTGTCCAGCTTGGTATTGACCATATTCAGATAATGGTTTATGTAATGGAATGCCTTGAAATGAATCTTTAATAATTTTAAAAGTATAAGGCTGTACATCTCCGAATGTTACTTCGTCTAATGTGAACGATAATTTATCAGCATCGAAATATAAAGCAACGCCGGAATCTTCTTGCCATTCTGATGTTGCCCAATAATATTGTGAACCTTGATTTGTGCCATTGGCAAGTGCTGCTGTTTTGATTTTTTTGATTGAAATATTATCAATGGAACCAATAAAATTACTATCAGCGGTTATAGCATAATCATTGCTTACTTTAGATTGTTTATATTCTGTATATACGCCATCGGCTGTTCTTTGCGTATATTGAGAATCTCCTGCCCCTGCTAATTGCCATATATTTCCAGAAGAATAGTTTTTTACTTCAAATGAAATTTTAAAAAATGAGCCGACAGGATCTAATGGATCGTTGAATTGTAAAATTTTATTAACTGCTTGGCTTCCATCAATATCATATTCTCCATTTCCCGCATCATGTGTCCAAGGTGTTTGAACTTCATCAAACCAATCTGTTGAACAATCACCTAATGGAGCAAGTTCATTCCCATAACTTGCAATATAAATAACTTCATCATCCGTGAAAGTTCCTGACACTCCAGACAGCATCAGTTTACCAGCGGTTGAACTTGTCCATATCACTCTTTCAACGATAGCAGTAGCACCAGAAGAAGCGCCTATAATCGAATCCCCTGCTTTCCATTTGCGGGTTCCGGCATAGTTGTCAAAGTTTAGATATTGGTTATTGACCTCAAACAGCCATGCAATAATGACATTTGGATCATCTACTAAACTTTGTTGTGTTGTATCTAATGTTATCATGATGATAATGCAATAATAGAACTTAATTGATCATGGATTGGGTTATCAATCCCTAACACAAAAGAAAATACTGAATCAATATTTTCTGTTAATTGATCATGAACAGGTTCAGCAATAGTTAAAATAGCAGGTGACAACCCGCCTAAAACTTTCAATTGGACTGTTTGTATTCCATAGATCCTTCCAGGTCTTATCCTTCTGCTGATTTGTCCTCTAAATTTAACAACATATTTATAACCATCGGTAGGATGTAACCATTTAAAACTTCTTGCCTGTCCGAATCCATAACTTGAATTCATATAAAAATCTAAAATTGTGCCAGTGTTTGCTTCACTTTCCACAGGCCATTGTAATTCCACAATAAAAATAGGAGTCGTTGTAAATGTCACTACCTGTTCAGATTCATCATCTGCTGTATGAATTACTTGCGGATAGTACCCTGTTTCAATCAATTCTACTTGACAATCAATATCAAGTAATGCATTTGAATCTGGTACAACAAGATCTAAATAATCATACATATATTTAACAGCCATTTAATTTACCTTACAATATCTTGAATAGCTTTCAAAAAAGTTCCTGTGTATTTAGCATGCATTCCGACTGAATGTGTAATTTCTTTTCCATCTAAATATAAATGAAGGTGAATTTCTCTCCCCATATTATCAATTTTATCCAAAATTTTCATATCTTCTTTACTTACAACACCTTCACCTATTTGAACAGGGATATATCCATCTTCACCTTGTGGAATGCCCATTCCGGGCATTTTATAAACACTCTTAACCAATCCCCCTTCTTGAGCCCCGCCTTCATTCCACCAATCTGTCTTTTCGCCTAAATTTAATCCGCCAGTATAAATTCCATTTTTATCAAACCTTGCACCCATAGATTTGAGTGCATCATAATCTCTATTAACAATAGCATTCATTGCGTTGTAATATGTCCTCGATGTATGGTCATAATATCCAACAGGATCAACCCAAGATGACGCTGTATAATAATCTATAGAAGATGGCATTTTCTGACCATATCCTATATCAGTTCCTGCAGGAACTCCTGCTAACCATGCTTTTAACCAATCTCCCCCTGAAGGTGCGGTTGTCTTACCCATTCCAAAAATACCACCAATCGCTTCAGCTACTGGGCCTATAATTTGTGGCCCCCAATATGCCAATGTTGCTGCTGCCAATACTGGAGTTGTTACTCCTAATGCTCCAACCCCTGCTGTTGCTGCTGTAGGTGCTGTAGCAATTTCGGGGGCAACTGAAAATGCTTCAAAACCAGCCCCACCAAGTTCAGTAGCTGTTGCTCCGACTCCTCCTGCGGCAGCAGTTGCTCCGCCATAAGTCAAAGCAGGAGTATAAGCAAGAGTGCTTCCTAATGCTTCTGGTCCGAGAGTTGTTCCTCCAACAGTTGCAGCTGCTGTTGTCCCAGTCCCAATCCCCAAAGCAGATCCCAAAGCAGTATTTTCCAGAAAACTACTTATATTGAATGTATTAGCAAGTCCACCAAATAATTCTAAAATCCCAGATGCTATCCATTTTGCAATCATTTCAGCAAGCATCTGAATCCACATTCTTAAAATATCTTGAAACACTCCTTCTGCTAATGTTGATAAATTACCAAAATTTTCACTAAATGGGTCAAAGAAATCAGTTAACCGTGTTGTAGCAGATGTGACAAAAGTATCAACTGTTTTATATCCAACCTGTCCCCATGTTATTCCATCCCTTTCAAGTTCTTTATATTTTGCTGACATTCCTTCAAAAAAACTGTTTGAATTTTTTCCTTTTTCAATGTCAAGTTTTTCTAATTCATTAGTCAACCATCTTTCAGATCCGGCAATATCACCAGTCAATTCAGCATAATCCTTTGCCCTTTGCTCCAGATTTTGTTTTTGTAAATCATAATATGTTCCATCCTGATCTTTTAAATCTTCATACATATCCCTTAATGCATCAGATCGTTCTTTGGCTGATTTCTTTTGATTTTCTAAAACCTTTTGTGCAGCCTCAATATCCCCATGTATAAATGCTTGTTGGGCTTCATATTCATAATTTTCTTGTTCTTCTAAATTCTTAATTTGATCTTTTAATCTTGATTCATCAATCTTTTTTAGTTCTTTGGCTGTTTCTTCTTCTCTTGCTTTCTTTTCTGCTGCTGCTTTTTCTTCCCTGTCTGCTAATGCTTTTGCATCTGCCGCTCTTTTATCATAAATTTTTTCTCGGATCTGTTGATTGATTTGCTCATTGGCAATTTCAGTTTTTCTTTGAGCATCTAAATTTTTTATAGCAAGCAATTCACCATTTAAATTATCTACAACTTTTTGTTGATTAGCAATATCTTTATCACTAATTCGGCTGAATAAATAAGATCCAGATTTATCAGTTTTCATTTGATCTAATTTATCTTGAGCCTGACGAATTTCATCCATCTTCTTGAGTATATCTGTTGTTATACCCAATTGTTTTTTAGCTTGATTTAATGCATCTTGATCGGCAATCAATCCTTCCATCAAGCCCATACCAGTTTTATCAACTTCAATATCATGCCCTAATTTTCTGAGCATCTCAAGTTCTTTGGCGGTTTCTAAAACTGGTGATAATTTAGCATATGTGACAAAATGAATTATTGATGAAGTTATTTCAGCAAATCCATTTGCAATACCCATCAAATTTTCTCTAAAAGCAGGATCTTCAACAGTTTTCTTTAAATCTTTAAATGCTTCAGTTAATGCTTGAACTAATACCATTAATGCGGGTTGAAAAGCAGCACCAAAAGCAACCTTAAAATTTTCAATATGCCTTTCTAAAGAAAACATCTGTTTCCCAGCAGTATCCATAGCAGCAATATATGCTCCTTGGATTCTTTCTCCTGCCTGCATAACAGCATTAACTTTGGCTTGAGATTTTTCTTGTTCTGTTAATTCTAAAGTTGTTTTGCCTAATTCTTTAGCTAAATCTTGATAGGATTTTTGAAAGGAAACATTTATACCAATTGTTCTCAAAACCCTGACATTTCCAGATTGAATACCATAAATTAATCTCTCAAATGCCTCTGATGAATTGACCATACCGATAACAGCAGCATCCTGAGCAATTCTGGCTAATTTGGTAGCATTATTTAAATCAATCTGGGCTTGAGCCATGCGGATTAAATTCTGGCGGGATTGAATGGCTGTAATGCCTGTTGATTCTAAACCAGCTTGTAATTCTGACATTTTCTCAGCACCAACACCAGCATTACGACCAACTGTAGTCATTACAATACCAAGAGTATCATATCGAGCAGATAACATGGTGGATTCTTTTATAAGATCTTTGGTCTCACCAATAATCTTTGAAAAAGTCCAAACACCAACCAATGCTACTGCAGCAACTTTTAATTGGTCAAAACTTCTTTGAATTGCCGTTGAGTTTTCAGCTACACGTTGAAGTGATTGCTGTGCTTCTTGCATTCCTTTAACAAAACCAGCATTCTGCAATCCCAATCTGACCATTAAATCTTGCATTATCTTCTTCCACCTGACATTTTATTAATCATTTGTCTTTGAGCCATTTGCCCGTGCTTTTCTGCTGCTTCAATATTGTAAAAAGCCATCCATTCTACTAACTCATTCGAAGACATTTTTGAGAGCATCTCATTTACTGTCATCCCTAATTCTCTTGCCAGAAAAAAATAGAAATAACGTTCAGGGTTTTGAAATTTTAGTTTTTTTCCGCACCTGCTACAGCATCAGGAGTCAAACCGGACATTCTAACCATCTTATTAACAATCTTTTCAATCGGACCACTTGCTTTTTCTAAAAGCCATGAAATATCATCATATGTAAAAATCTTTTCTTTGGTATCTGGATCATAACAACATGAAATAACTTGTCCCATTTGTAATGTTTGTTGATCAAAACTCCCATCCTTCATAGCTGATTGAAATAATTCAGCCCTCTGTTTGGCAGTTATAGTCCGAATTTCAATTTTTACATTATCCCATTCTGGAATTGTAATAATTTCTGACTTTAAATCTTTTGCCTGTTTAATTCGTTCTTTGATACTTAATCCTTTTGTCATAATATCCTCCTTAATCTAATGTAATTGCTTCTATTGATTCAATCTTCCTTTCTCTTACCTTAACCAATGCAAATGCTAAATGAGATGGGTCATACCCTTTCCGTTCACCATAATCATCCATTCCCATTGCCAATATTTTTCTAAATGAACCTGTATTGACATACCATCTGTGATTTGGGTCAATGTATCCTTCTGTTTTTGATGGCTTGGTATATCTTTGATGAATTTCCCCATCTTTAGTTGACATATATAATAATGGTTCTGGGTCACAAATAATAAGCTGATGCGTGTGTCCCATGCTATTTAACAGACAATCTCCAAATTTATTGTCAAACTTTTGCATTAAACTAATTTTTTTATTTGTATTTCTTCGTTTAGAAGGATGGGCAATGCTCTTAATAGTTCCAAATCCATGATGAGCATAGTGCTTAAATAATAAATTACCTTTTCGATCAATGTATTCAATTACACAAGAATAAGTGCCGTATTCAACACTTAATTCATTACATAATTCTTCAGCAATATTCCCAAATCTCAGTAATGCATGTTCATGATTGCCTTTTAAAATTGCTATTAAATTCTTTCTAATTTCCCAACGATCTCTTTTTGCATCATTTTTTTGATTTAAAACCTGTGATTTTCTGGGATCATATACGGGTTTCCCATCTTTATCTTCATACCCAGATGTGAAATCATATCTTTTATCCCTTACATCTATTGCTTCAAGTGCATCCCCATGATCAACAACTAAATTGTTTCTTGGATTTATTCCGTCAATCTCACTGCTGACCATATCAACTAATTTAATCCATAATTTTCTTGATGATAAAATTGAACCTTTGTGCTGATCACCGCATAAAAATATATTAAAATTGTTCGGAACGATCTTTTGTATTATATTCATCTTTCACAACAGATTTCTTCCCGGCAATTCTGGCATTTAACTTTCCCTTCATCTATATCAACATCTTTTTCATTTCCACATACAACACACAATCCAGAATCTTTACGCCGTTGCTTTACTTTCCGATGATAATTTAAAATTTTTTCGGAATTTTTCCGGTAATAAAGCATCTGCCCTTTGTTTCGATTGTGTAAATGCTCCACACACCGAATATGCGGAGGATGAACTGGCCTTGAACAATCAATACATAATCCTTGTTCTTTATGCCTTTGTCTATATTGTGCTTGTTTATTCATTATGTAGCAGAAGTATATCTGTACAAAAGCCCATCACCTTGGAATGTTACAGATATAGTTGCCAATGCTCCAACTCCCCCAGCAATAGGAGTGTAAGAAGGCAATAAAACTTTCCCTACAAATCTTGGATTAACAGCAGTTGAAGCACTTGAAAAAGGTTTTACAAGAATATGTTGATTTGTACTTCCAATATAATCCCACAAAGTATCATCAACTTTTGATGCTGTAAAATCCTGATTAAATTCTGCTGCTATGGTAAAATTTTTCAAACCTGAAAGTCTTCTCCTTGAAGAACTGCCCATTGCTGTCTTGTCGAGCATTTCTGATTCATATGTGATTGTTATACTTCTTGTAAAAGAACTCAAACTCACAAGTGCAGCAGATGATCCTATTTTTAAAACTCCCTTATGAAACATAAATTCAGCCATTTTTTATTTCTCCTTTATTGAATTGCTAATGCTATATAGCCAGTCATTTTTGAATTGCTTGAACCTGAACTGTCTATTCTTATACGCCACCAATCATCTGTCGTGTTGGCAGCGGTTGATTTAATTTCCCCACTTACCCTTCTGGTTGACCAATCTATAGCTGACATTTTCATTACAGTGGTGGGTGATCCAAATCCTGATGTATTTGCTGATTGAACACAAACTCGAATTGTATGTGTTCCTCCAGAAGATGAAAGAGCTGAAACTTGATTTATGCCGTATAAAGTTTGGGATGAACTGACAGATCCCAAATTCTGAGGTGTTGCAGATAATGCTGTGGATAATCCTGTTCCTGCCTCCATTAACTTGCCTCTATAAGCATCTCCGACACCGTAACAGGCAAAATTAAACTTCATCATTTCCCCAACTGCACCACCGGGAACATAATTCATTAGGATATGATTTGCGGCAAAGCAAATTGCCCCCAAAGAAGAATCAGCACAAACCAATATTGCTTCTGCTGTTGATCCTAATTGGCTAAAAATATGAGGATCATTTTTAACAGTTGAAGCATAATTTACAAATCCCGATCCTGTTATTTGAATATCTCTTAACCCTGCTAATCTTCTTCTGGCACTGGAACAAAATGTAGTTTTATCCAACATATCAGCAGAACGTGTAATAGTCAGCTCATTCATATCGCATGATATATTTGCCCCTCCATATAATATTCTTGCATTATTAATACGTTCAGCCATCCTTGTTCTCCTTTTATCCTGTTGTCCAGATCAGATAATCCTGAGCCCGATGAAATATAAAATCTCTGGTTTGCGGATCTGATTCTGGCAAATCATATTCACCATCAAAGAATATCCTTTGAACAGTGAAATTACTTGTTCCTAAAGTGCCGGTTTTATCACGCAAGGTGTTTTTAATTTGAGTTGACAATGCCACAGTTGCTGAATAGGAAGTGGATCTGATTGAAAGTTGAAATCTATACATTCTTATTTTAGGATCACCAATAAAAGCATGAACCGGCACATTGCTAATTTGTTGATATAAAATAAATGGCATCTTCATAGTCTGAGAAACAGTCATTGGATAAATTCTTTGGCTTGACAATGCTGTTATCCCGCCTGCTGCTAATAATTCACTTGCTAATGCTTCTGCTACATTCATATCTTATTCGCCAATTTATTGACTACATTCCATGTTCTGGTTTTAATTTCAATCTCAGTTTGACTTCTCTTTCTGTCAACCGTACTTCTAAAATATGATCTGGCAGGCATAATCCCATAACTTCTTCCAGGATATTTTGAACCTTGCCCTGCCCTTCTTATCCCATGACTTCCAAATTCAACTAACCAAGCATGTGGAGCACCTTTTGTTTTACTCCTATCCATAGCAACAAATGTTGCAGGATTATTTTTAACTTTTCGTTTGAATTTCTGCGCCCTTACTGAATTGTATAACCTTCCTGTATCATAAGCAACTTGCCTAATAGTGGATTGAATTTCTTTTTTTAATCCTTGACCAACAGCATTCAATTCATCTTCCATCTTTTTATCATCAATGCTCGCTGAAATTCTTTTAAAAGCCTGTAAAAGTTCTTTTGCCCCACTGATATCAATTGATTGTTCCCAAGCCATTAGACTTCCTCAACGCAAATCATCTGTAATTCATAATGTCTTTCATATGAATCAGCAACAGATTGAATATTCAAAACTCTTTCAGTTGATCCATTAACTAAAAATCTACAATTCCCACTAATTCGGCTTCCATCTGATAAAGTCTGATATCGAATATTTACCCTGTATGCTTGAACATCTTTTATCTGCCTTTGAGCATAATATTCTTCGCCCTTTAACGGCCACATTCCTCCCCAACATTCAAAATCATCATTCCATGAAACATCATCTTCATTATAAGAATTTTTAGTGGAAGATTTTACTTGGCAAGTGAGTCTGACTCGTCTTGCCCCAATATTTAATGTAATCGGCATTATTAAAACCTAAAAATCCTGTATGGTGACATTAATGCTTTTGCCCCCATAGGCATTTTAGCATACAATATTCCAGCACCAACCATTGAATCTTCTCTGCCTTCATACCAGCTGGCTATCATTAATAGCATAGCAGTTTTGATTGAAGGCGGAAGATTGGTTGAAGAATAACCAGCATTAAAACTAATTTCAATTGGATTTTTATTTGATAAAACACCTGTCGGCCAAATATCGTCATATCTCAAAACCAATCTTCCGGGTTCACTTACTGTATCAGCTTGCCATTTAGTAGATCCGAATGTAGTGCTTCCACCTGAAGACAAAGTATATTTTAATCCAGTTGATGGAATTGACCTTAATGGAGGATATGGGATTTCAAATGCTGAAATACCTTCACGGTCAACACAAGGCCAATCATCAAAATATACCTTATAAAATCCAGTTGTCAAAACCCGATTTGTAAAAGATTGAGCATAATCTAATGCACTTTGTCTCAACCCTTTCAAAAGATCATCTTCAACTGTCTGCCCTCTCTCAATCCTCAAATGATCTTTGATATAATCCAGACTCATTATTTTGGTTGTAGCTGTTGTTACAAGTACAGTTCTCATTCATTCCTCAATGTTATTCTTCTAAAATCAAATTCTTTCGTCATCACCAAAGTTGAACCAGATAATGAGAATGATACAGCGGCTGTTAAAATATATTTTCCATCATTCACATTTGAACTATGATTTACATAAGCAATGACTGTATTGCCAGAAATCTGACTTGAAGAAAGTAAACTGGTTGATGCATCAATTCCTCTTTCAAATTCCTTCACAGAACTAATTACTGATTTAACAGTTGATCCATAAGGCATACTGCCATCATTTTTGGTGGATGCTGATGCTGCTTTAAAATTCATCCTAATAGGAACATTTCTATCCCCCGGTTGAAGTTCAACATAATCAGTTCCTTGAAAATGGTCAGACATATTAATCCTCCCATTAATTAACTACTTGTCGGATCTGCAATCCTGATATTCCAACTCGGAATACTTACTGTATCTGATGTAGTCATTGCTCTGGTTGTACAAGTTGTGATATATAATAGCTCTGATGTATCAGCCACTAAAACTACACATCTGGCAACGCCAGATGAAGTAACAGCTAAACTTGACATACTGCTAACCGCTATCACAACCCCATTAGTAGTTGATTGAGGAGTTGAAATATTAGCAGTGGTTGCCCCGGCCAAAAATATATTTCCACTTGATCCAATTGCCTGTGCTACATTGGCAGGATTGGTAGAACAAACTGTCATCCTGCTCACTTGACTTGATAAATAGCTCAATCCATTTACCATAACTAATGTTGATGCCCACATTGTTGACATGATTAATTCCCTCCATCTATTTTTTTACGTTTTTCATACTCTTGCAATATTGCTCTTTCAAACTCTTTTAATTTATTCATTATAGCAATTAATTGTTTTTCAGTCATCTTACTAAAACTTGCCCTTGCCCCATGCCTTCCATCTTTTGGATCTATTGTAATATCTGCCATTTTAATAATCCTCCATTTCCTTTGCTATAAAACCGTAATTGATATTCTTTGGGAAAAAGTTGTACGTTATCTCCCTTGCTGTAAAATTGTATTTGACATATTGTGCTATAAAATTATATAATGCCTCCAATGGCCCGGCTGGAATAATATTAACTGTTAAACCCAATATATCTCCAAACATTGAATGAAAAGCATCTAATACAACCAATTTCCATGCTATATCAATAGCCAATGGTTCTGATACAATATCATGAATAGTATCCTTTAAATTTAATCCAAAATCCATTGTTAAATCCGGACCGACCGTCAATTGATCATGAATTGTATTCAAAGGAATTAAACCAAAATCTAATTTCAGGTCTGTTCCTTGTGCTAACTGATCATGAACTGAATTCAAAATTTCTAATGTTTTATTTAATAATAATTCATCAAATGTTGTTCCTAATTGATCATGGACTGTATTAAAAACATTCAACCCTAAATTTAATAATGCATTAACATTAGAAGATAACTGATCATGAGCTGTTGAATCTATATCAATCCCAAAATCAATATTTAGATTATTATGATTTGCTAAGTGATTATGAACTGTATTTAAAATCTGAATCCCTTTATTGATTATTAATAAAATAGTCGATGTATTCAAAGAATGAACACTTGACATTATATTTAAAAAATTACGTAATGATAATGATATATCTGAAGATAATTGATCATGTGTTGCATTTTGAACAACCAATTCTACTATCCCCGGAATAAATAACCCAAAAACAGAAGCAAACTGATCATGAACTGTATTTTTTACATCAATTCCAAAATCAAATGATAAATCTGGCAACATAGCTGTTTGATTATGAACTGAACTCAATAAGGTTATAATCTTATCAATATTTAAATCCAATGATTCAGCTAAATGGTCATGAACTGTATTCTCAATCTTTAAGCCAAAGTCAATTATTTCTTGAACCAAAGATGTTGTTAATTGATCATGAACTGGATTTTTCAATACTAATTTTACTCCTTCAGAAATCAATAAAATAATTGCTTTTGATAATTGATCATGTACAGCACTGGATACATCTAATCCAATATTTTTAATAGGTGAAATTATATTTACTAAATGGTCATGCACTGTTGAATCTATATCTAAAGTTCCATCCAAAGGAAGTATATTTATAAATTCACTTAATTGATCATGAGTTGTGTTAAATACATTAATTAAATATCCTAAATTTAATTCAGATCTATTTGACAATTGATCATGAACAGAATCAACAATGGATAAATATCTATTCAATGCCGGTTCAGATAAAATTCCAGCTAATTGGTCATGAACAGAACTCAAAATATTTAATCCAAAGTTTAATAATACATCAATATTAGTAGATAACTGACTATGAGTTGAACTTAAAACTTCAATAATCTTATCTAATGCTCCCCAAATAATATCTGTTGATAATTGATCATGGACAGCATTTTTATTCTTCAAAGCTACATTTAATGTCAATTCGATTATTTGATAAGTTAATGGACCGAACACATTTGGGGTATCAGGATGCTGACCATGAACTGTATCCTTTAAAATTAAACTAATATTTTCTAATAATGATATATCAGAGGCCAGTTGATCATGAGTTGTATTTTTTATAATAAGATTTATGGATTTAAATAAATCCATAATAGAAGCAAGATTATCATGTTTTGTGTTCAAAATAGATAATTGTCTATCTAAATCAAATTCACCTAAAACACTTGCTATATAATCATGTTCAGTTCCTAAAACAGTCAAAGACTTATCTAAAATTAATGTTTGTGTTTCTGATAATTGATCATGAACTGTTTTTAAAACAGATAATGTTCCTCCAATTCCGGGATCAATATTTGTTGATGTTTGATTTTGGACTGAATTCAAAATAGATAATGTTTTATTTAATATTAATGTATCTAAAACTCCAGACAATTGATCATGAACAGAACTTAAAACAGTAATAAGATGCCCAATCCCTAAATCTGGATAATTTATTAATTGATTATGTGCTGAACTTAATATTGATAAAATTATTTCTCCTTCATCAACATCTAAAGTTAATATTCCTGCAATCTTATCATGAACAGCATTTTTAACAATCAATAAATGCTCATGATCTTCCCAAACAAATTCATCATCATCAACAAATATAACATCACCATCATCAACAAATCTTGCATCAATGACTGTTTGTTCTAAACCAAAAATATCTGCTAATTGGCTATGAACTCCACTTAATACTGATAAAACATATTGGCTTGATACATCCAAAGTCAATAAAGAAGCCAATTGATCATGAACAGCATCTAAAATAATTAAGGTTTTATCTGTGCCAACCAATAAAGTTAAAAAAGAAGCCAATTGATCATGAACAGCTTTTACAACTGATAAATTAAATCCAATATTTAATGAAATATCCTGAGAATCATTTGGAATGTCTTTCATTACACCAGCAAAGGGATTCAATCCAAAATCAATAGCATTGAAAATATCCTGAGAATCATTTGGAATGTCTTTCATTACACCAGCAAAGGGATTCAATCCAAAATCAATAGCATTGAAAATATCCTGAGAATCATTTGGAATGTCTTTATGATTTGGATTTTGTACTGTTAATCCTATATCAGATGATGCTGTGGTTAATGTTACTATTGCTTGATTGACCCCAAAAGCAACAGTTTCAGAAGTACTATAAACTTGAAAATAATACGTGGTTGCTCCTGCTGCATTGCTTGTATCTAATGCAAAAGCTATCTGAGAATATTCTTCTGGCCCTATATCAGCCATTGAAACAACAGCATCAGTACACTCTTTTGCTTCAGTTAATGCAACTGCATCACAGACAGCAGGAGAAGTTAAACTATAATCAGTTCCAGAAGCATCATTAACCAATGAGGTGCTTTCTGTAAAACTAATTGCTGTATCAGCCCCAACATCTGTCCAGTCAACTTGGTTAACAGAAAATTGTAATTTAATATTAGTTGCAACAGGGTCTTTTGAACAATTCGTTGTAGGAATTAATAAACACACAAGTATAAATGCATCACCAACAGTCCAGTCAGTCACATTGGTGTTTTCATTTTCTACAGGAGTTTCAGAATCATCTAATATTTGAGATCCATCAACATAATCTAAATAATAAGTTGGCATTTATAATTCTTCCCATTCTATATCACAATTTTCTTCACTTACGACTGTACAACAATTAAATGGTTTTTCCCTTCCAGCAGTACAAACCCATTTATCTCCTTGTTTTTCAAGCCTATCACATTTCCCTTCTTCATCAATTCCCCATGAAAAATGACCATCAGGAACATTTAAACAACATTCTCCACAATTAGTACAACGAGTTTTCTTTACTTTCATTCTTTTACCTGGAATTTGGTATGCAACTAATTCCATATCATTATGAATAGTTATAGTGCCTTTTGCCCAATCCGGTAGTTCAAGCTCTATCTTCATTGAAACGAAATTCCTGATAAAGTAGTTTGGGTAAATTCGTCACATCCAATATCCATGCTTGTTCCCATTGGTCTTACTTCATCATCAATATCT